GGGCGGAAGCGGCCCGAAAGTCGACCCCTTCGGGGGCCACGCCTGACGGCATCTTCCCCACCCCCCAATTTCGCGGGGCGAACCACAGGACAGCATCATGACCGGCTTCGTCTCCCTGCCGCCCATCACCCCGGTCACCCCGCCGCTCGAAGGCGAGCCGAGCCCGCAGAGCGTCGCCGCCGACGGCTTCTTTCCACCCATCGACTGCGCGGATCTGCGCGGGCGCATGAAGGTCGGCACCGCCATCACCGACGAACGCCTGCGCGAGGCGGTGATCGGCGCGATCACGACGGCGCTCATTGAGCTCCACGAATGGCGGCTTGCCCAGGTGCTCGCCGGATATGCCACCGCCGCCGCGATTCCTGGTATGCCGCAAGTCGATGGCCAGGGCTGGTACGAGCAGCTCTGGCGGCGCGCCGTGTCCAACTATGCCTGCGCGGCGCTGGCGGAAACCTATCGCGATCTCAGCGCCACCGGACATGCCGACGATCGCGCCGAGGCCAAGGGCCTTTCCGCCGAGGATTATCGCCGCGAGGGGCGCTACGCCGTCCGCGACATGCTGGGCGAGCCGCGCAGCTGGATCGAGCTCATCTGATGGTCAAGCTCTATAGCAATTGCTTTTCGTGCGGGTTCGACGACTGCCGCTGTCCTTCGGCTGCGGTTCCCCCATCGCCGGACCGGTCTTCCCACTTCGCAAGGGCGCTTTGGGCCATCTGGTTTTTAGGCTGGGTAATCACCTTCGGCCATGAGGCTGCGCGTTTCTCATCAACGGAAAACAATCCATCGCCCGGCGGCACCGCGCTGATATGCGGCGCGATCTGGCCGGTCTACTGGCCGTTCCGCCTGTCATGGGACTATTTCAATCCGGAGCCGCCGCGATGATCGCCAGCGCCCTCCAGAACGAAACCGTCGACCAGCTGGTCTGGCGCGTGAACGGCGGCGGCGCGTCGGCGGTGGAGGCGGTTCTGCGCGCCAACCCGGGCCTCGCCGGCCTCGGCCCGTTCCTCCCCGAAGGCCGCGCCGTCACCATCCCCGACACGGCGGCGCCCTCGGCCGAGCCGGTCCAGCTCGTGAACCTCTGGGACTGACCATGGCCAATGAAAGCATCCTCGAGCATCTGGTGTCAGCCGCCCAGGACGCCGCCAGCGCGCTCGCACCGGCGGCGATCGGCGCGGCGGTCGGCCAGGCCTGGGAAAAGGGGCTCAGCTTCGGCCAGCGCCTGCTGCAATGGGCGGTCGGGATTTGCGTGAGCTATTATGTCGGCGGCGGCCTCGCGGGCTGGTTCCACCTCGATGCCTTCGTGCTGGACGCCGTCAAATTCATGCTCGGCATGATCGCGTTCAAGGCAACCCCGCGCTTCATCTCCGGCGGCGTCGCCGTCGCCGGCGGCCTGCCCGAGCAGCTGCGCGATCGCCTGCTAGGCCCTGCGAAAAAGGAGGATGGCGATGCCGGACTTTGATCGCGCCACCCTGCGCGCCGAACTGATCCGGGACGAGGGCCTGCGGCTGAAAGCCTATCGCTGCACCGCAGGCAAGCGGACGATCGGTGTTGGCCGCAACCTGGACGATGTCGGCATTAGCGCGTCGGAGACGAAGGCAACCGGTGTCACGATCGCCAGTTGCATCGCGCAGGGGGTCAGCCGGGAGACGGCCAACCTGCTGCTGGACAACGACATCGATCGATGCGTCGCGGATCTCGACCGAAAGCTGCCATGGTGGCGCACGCTGGCTCCGGTGCGCCAGCGTGTGCTGCTCAACATGTGCTTCAACCTCGGCGTCATGTCGCTCTGCGGCTTCCGAAACACGCTGGCCATGATGCAGGCGGGGCGCTTCGCAGATGCCGCCGCCAACATGCTGAAATCGAAATGGGCCGGACAGGTGGGTGCACGCGCGACGCGCCTGTCCAAGATGATGCGGACGGGCGCGGCATGATCGCGCTCGCACGCCTTGTCCTGTCCGCCATCGCCTCGCGCCGGGACTGGCTGACCCTGCTGGCCGTCGCGCTGGTGGGCGCTGGCCTGTACGTCGCCTTCGAGCGGGTCCGCCACGATCGCGACGCCTGGGCCCAGGCCGCCGCCACCAGCTGCTTCGCCGCCGGCGCGGCCCGGAAGGAGGCGACCGCCGCCCTGCGCCGCGACCGCGCCTGTCTCGACCGGATCACCGCCCTCGCCGCCTTCCGCCGCGACGCCGAGGCCGCAACCGCGCGCCTGCTGGCCGAGGAGGCGCAGCGCCGCGAACGCGCCAGCGCGGCCGACGCCGCGCACGCCGGCGCCGACGCCAGGGCCGCGCGCGACGCCGCCACGAAAATGGAGGAAGAAAATGCGAAAGTCCGCGACGATCAGGTCGGTCCTGGCTGGTTTGACGCTCTCAATCATGTTGCCGGGCTGCGCGGCGCGGATTGAACCGCCCGCGCCGGCGGTGGTGGCCGTCCCCGCGCGCGAGCTTCCGCCCGCCGAACTGCTCGCCTGCCCGATCGCGCCCGATCCCTTCCCGAGCGACGGCCATGCCGTCATCCCGGCGGACGTCCGCGCGCCGATGGTGGCGCTGGGCGCCGCCTATGCCGGCGCCCGCGCGCAGCTGCGCCGGCTGATCCGCTGGATCAACCCGGACTCTCCGTGTTGAGCCCGTGTTGAGCGGCCCATGCTGAAGCCCGATCTCGTCCGCGCCGCGCTGGCGGCGGTCCTGCCCGATTATGCCAAGGATCCCGATCGCCTGTCGATCTTCATCGACCAGGGCACGGTCGCGACCCGCCTGCTCCCCGGAAAGTACAGTTTCGAATATCGCTACCGGCTGCACGCGATCTTGCTCGATTTCGCCGGCGATCCCGACGCGGTGATGGCCGCGCTGGTGCGCTTCCTTCAGGAGCAGCAGCTCGACCTGCTCCAGAATCAGGAGCTGGCGAAGCAGGCGATCGGCTTCGAGGCGGAGATCCTGGATGGCGGCAAGATGGACCTCGCCCTGACGCTGCAGCTGACCGAGGCCGTGCGCCTGGTTCCGCGCGAAGGCGGCGGGCACGACATCGTCCACCTGCCCGAGCCGCCGCCGGCAGCTCCGCTCATCCCCGGCTTCGATGCTCCCGCCACGCCCGCGCCGCTGGGTTCGCTCTGGCTCGGGGGCGAGCAGCTGCTGCCGCCCGCCTGATCATGAGCGAGGACGTCTTCGCCCCGCTCGACGCGGAACTGGCCCGGATGCTCGCCGGCCTCGCGCCCGGCGCACGCCTGCGCCTGGCGCGCGATGTCGGCCGCCAGCTGCGCGCGAGCCAGGCCGCCCGGGTCGCATCGCAAAAGAATCCTGACGGATCGCCTTTCCAGCCCCGCAAGCGCCAGCAGGCCCTGCGCGACAAGCAGGGGTCGATCCGTCGCAAACCAAAGTCCGGGCCCATGTTCCGCAAGCTGCGCATGACCCGCTGGCTCAAGAGCCAAGCCACGCCCGACGAGGCGACGGTCGGCTTCGTCGGTGCGGCGGCGCGGATCGCCCGCGTCCATCAGCTCGGCCTGCCCGACCGGGTCAGCCGCGATCCCGGCGCGGCGGAAGTCCTCTATCCGCGCCGCGAACTGCTGGGGCTGACCCCGGATGAGGAGCAGCTGATCATGGCGATGGCACTGGAGCTGATCGCGGCGGGCTGAGCGCTGTTGTGAAGCCCGGGCATCACAACAGCGCCGGGATGACCGCGCGGGCCCCGCGCGACGACATGGCGGCATGGCCTCCTCCCCCTCGATCGTCACCGCCGTGGACCTGTCCCGCCTGCCCGCGCCGCAGGTGGTTGAGGCGCTGTCGTTCGAGGCGATCCTTGGCCAGATGCTGGCGGATTTCCAGTCGCGATACCCCGCCTACACGGCCCTGGTCGAAAGCGATCCGGTGATGAAGGCGCTCGAAGTCGGCGCGTACCAGATCCTGTTGCTGCGCCAGAATTTCAACGAACGCGCGGTGTCCATGCTGATCGCCCACGCGACCGGCGCGGACCTCGACAATCTCGCCGCTTACTACCGCGTCGCCCGCCTCGTCATCACGCCGGCGGACCCCGTCACCGGCGCGCCGGCGGTGATGGAGACCGACGACGCGCTGCGCCGCCGCGTGCTGCTCGCGCCCGACAGCTTTTCGGTCGCCGGTCCGGCCACCGCCTATGTCTATCACGCCCTGACTGCCGACGGCACGATCGCCGATGCCGCCGCCACCTCGCCCGAACCGGCCCATGTGCTGGTCTCGCTGCTGGGCGCTGCCGGAAGCGGCGCGGCGACCGGCGGCCAGATCGCAGCGGTCGAAGCCGTCGTCAATTCCGATGGCGTCCGCCCGCTGACCGACCTTGTCACCGTCGCCAGCGCCCAGATCGTGAATTTCGATATCGCCGCGACCCTGTATCTCGCCGCCGGACCCGATCCCGCGATCGTGCTGGCCGCCGCCAACGCCGCGCTCGCCGCCTACCTCGCCGCGCGCCGTCGCATCGGCCGCCTGGTCAGCGCCAGCGGCATCGCCGGCGCGCTGCAGGTGGAGGGCGTCGAAACGGTGCAGCTCGCCAGTCCCCTGGCCGACATCCTGATCGGCCCGACACAGGCCGGTCATGCCGCCTCGATCGTGGTGACGACGGCATGAGCGCGGCCGACCTGCTCCCCCCCAACGCCTCCACGCTCGAACGGGCGATGGTGGCCAGCTTCGACGCGGTGCTGGACGATGTCCCGGTCCAGATCGATACGCTGTGGAACCCTGCGACCTGCGACGTCGCGTTGCTCCCTTGGCTGGCGTGGGGCCTGTCGATCGACCTGTGGGACGCCGACTGGAGCGAGGCGACGAAGCGCGCCGCCATCGCCGACGCGATCCAGTTCCAGCGGCGCAAGGGCACGCCGGCGTCGCTGCGCACCGTTCTCGACCGCATCGATCCGATGATCGCGGTGGTCGAATGGTTTGAGGATCGGATCAACCTCGATCCATACACCTTCCGCCTGGAACTGCCGATGGCGGCCGACAGCGACGTCCTGTACGATGAAGCGCTGGTCGCCCGCATCCTGCGCGACATCGCGACCGTCAAGCCCGCCCGCGCCCACATGTTCGCGGTCCACCGCCTGGCGGCGCAGGCCAACGCCTGGCTGATCGGCGCGGCCTCGCTCGCGGGCTACGAACGGATGGAGACCGCCGCCGACATCGTCACCGCGCTCGATCCCGCCTGGGACAGCTATCTCCAGACCGAGGACGGCGAGCCGATCCTGGGCGAGGACAGCGGCTTTCTGGAGGTCGGGTGATGGCCGTCCAGCTGCTCGTCACCGCCGCCGGCCTCGACGCCCTCGTCAATGCCCAGGCCAGCGAAACCGAAACGATCCAGGTGATCGAGGTCGGGCTTACCGCCAGCGCCTTCACCCTGGCGCCGACGCTGACCGCGCTGCCCGGCGAATTCAAGCGCATCGACGCGATTTCGGGGCAGGCGGTCAGCGAAACGATCATCCACATGACCGCGCAGGATTCGAGCGAGGACGTCTACGACCTGCGCGGCATCGGCCTCTATCTGGCCGATGGCACGTTGTTCGCCGTCTATGGCCAGGCCTCCCCGATCTTCCGCAAGGTTTCGATCGCCGCCTTCCTGCTGGCGCTCGACATCGCCTTTTCGGACGGCGCGGCGTCCGACATCGTCTTCGGCGACGCCAGTTTTCTCCTCCCGCCGGCGACCGAAACGGTCATGGGCATCGCGGAACTGGCGACTTATGACGAGGTCGCCGAAGGCGTCGACGACAGCCGCATCGTCACCCCGTACAAGCTGGCGCGCTGGCTCGCCCATCTGGCCTACGCCCCGCTGGCGGCGGTCAACGCGTTGGTCGACACGGTCAACGGCCTGCTCGGCCGCAGGATCATGGGCGGCGGGCTGGTCATGGGCGGCGGCGACCTGGGCGCAGATCGCACTCTTTCCGTCACGGCCGCGAGCGCCTGGGACGTGGCGAACGGCATTGCCACCGATCGCGCGGTTACGCCGGCGGCCATGTGGCCCCAAACCGGCGCGATCAACGCGCTGGCTCCCTTGCTCGACCGCGTGATCAACGGCGGCGGGCTGGTGACGGGTGGCGGCAACCTCAGGGGCGATCGCACGCTCACCGTCACCCCAGCCGACGCCGGCGATGTCGCGGCCGGCACGGCCACCGATCGCGCGATCACGCCGGCGGCGCTGGCCGGGCTGGCCCGCTCCCTCGCAGTCGATGGCTACGCCGTCCTGCCCGGCGCAGGCGGTCTTCGGCTGGTCTGGGGCCAGTTCACGGCTCTGCCCAACGGCTCCACGACGGTCAGTTTCCCCGTCTCCTTCAACACCGCCTGTTTTGGCGTCGTGCGCGACGGCCAGAATGTGGGCAGCACCGATGCGCAGGACAATCCGCCCGGTCTCGTGCGCGGCACCATCACCCCGTCGAGCTTCGCGGTCTTCTCCGCTTTCGACAACGTCGCCCCATCCAACTATCTCGCCTGGGGGGTCTGACCATGGCCATTTTCTGGTCTGCGTCCGCCGCCGGTTTCTTCCTCCCCGATCACCCGGCCATCCCGAAAGACGCGGTCCGCATCACCGCCGCCCGCCACCGCGCGCTGTTGAAAGGCCATGGCGAGGGCGCGGCGATCGTCGCCGGCGCGGACGGCCAACCCCGGCTGCAGCGCCCGCCCGCCCCGACGCTGGCCGACCGCCGCGCCGGCATGATCCGCCGCGTCAATCGCGAAGCCGCGCGCCGGATCGAGGCCATCGCGCCCGCCTGGCGCCAGCTCAACGACCTGCGGGAGGGCGGGGACGCCGCCGCCGCCCGCTTCGCAGCGATCGACGCGATCCGCGCCGCATCCGACCGGATCGCCGCGCGCATCGCAACCATGGACGACGCCGCCTTGGCCGGGCTGGATATCGCGGCGGACCCCGACTGGCCGAACGGAGCCGCCGCAGCATGAGCAAGATTTCCGCCCTCCCGGCGCTGGCCGACCCCGACGGCACCGAACAGGTCGTCGCAGTCAGGAACGGCGTGACCAAGCGCGTGATCTTCAGCTTGCTGGTCGCCGCCGCCGTCTCGCCCTATGTCGCCGATGCGGCGGCGCACGCCGCTGCGGCGGCTGCGGCGGCCGAAACGGCCGCCTATGCGGACAATGTTTACGCCAGCGTCGGCGAAGCGCTCGCGGCGGTGGCCGATCATGCCTATTTTTTCGTGCCCAGCGACGCGACCGGCGAATTCCTGATCCTTTATCGTCGCAACGGCAACGCGGCGATCGAGATCCGCCGCTCGCTCTCGGTTGGCGTCCTCGCGCAGATTGCCGCCGCCATCACGGACGCCAATGCCGCCGCCGCCGCCGCGAACGCGGCCGGCGCGACGGTCACCGAAACCGCCGTCCAGGCCGCGACCGAATATCTGGAGGACAGGCTCTCTCAGAGCATCAACCAGGTCATCTCCGATTCGATCCTCAACGAAATCCATGCGCCCTGGCCATTCACGGCCACGGCGGGGCAGACCGATTTTGTGGCGGCGGGAAGCGGCGCCTATCCGTCGATCCGGGTCGAACTCAACAAAATCGAGATCGATGCGAGCGACTATATCCGCATCGGCGACACGATCCGGCTGACGACCGGGGCCTATCCCGGCACTGAGGTAGACGTCTATCCGGTGCATCTGATCACTACGCTGGCGGCGGAAGCCGACAATGTGATGGTCAATCCCGACGCGCCCTCCCGCGCCGGCACGCTGTTTTCGATCATTCGCGGAACGGTGACGCCCGACTTTTATGGGGCGCAGGCGGCGGCGAACCCGGCTGATGCCATCGACGCGACAAACCATGTTCAGCAGGCGCTGAACAGCGGCAAGTACGTCGAACTGCCCGGCTATTATAAACTCAGCGACGGGGTGATTGGCACCACGCCGGGCCAGGTCGTGGCGGGCTTCGGCCGCGAGTGCAGCGGCTTTGTCATGGATGATGACTTCGACTTGGATGCGCAAGCTGTCGTCCTAGCCTCGTCTGGCGAGACGGGAATGGAACTCCGCGATGTCGGCATGGAATTCTACCAGCCCAACGTCACCGATCGCGCTCATCTGATCCACTACCCCCCGGCGTTCAAGGTCGTTGGCTCACCGCGCTCCAGGGTGTTTCGCTGTCGCATCTCCAAGGCCTGGCAGGGGATCAACATGGCCGGCAACCAGGGCGGCGCGACCATTCAAGATGTGGAAATGTCCGCCTTCGACTATGGAATATGGATCGATGGCGCGCTGGACGCGATGCGGGTCGACAACTTCCACTACTTCCCGTTCGATTTTGTCGGCGATCCCAATCTGACAAGTGTATTTCGTGACGGCGCGAATTTTGCGATGCTCGTCGGTCGCTGCGATGTCCTGAAACTTAACGGGTTCATGAGCATATGTCGCGGCGGGGCCATTAAATTTTATCGCGGCGCCTTCCCAGGGCTAGAGGGCTTTGCACAGGCGCTGATCACCGGGTCCGATTTTGATGCCTATGGCGGCCTCATCATCGAAGACGGCTGGGTCAGCGCCAGCAATTGCTTCTTCTCGTTGGGCGGGGATGAGGGGGCCGTCGCCAGCGGCGATGATGTCTGGATCAGGCTCAAGTCCGGTCACTATATCGGGTCCGGCAACCATTATCTCTCCGGCGGCCCCGACGTCGACCGGCTGATCGACATTTGCGGCGATGCGGACGTCTCGCGGACATTCACCGATGTCGGGAGCGACTGGATCAGCGGCGACGATATCCCGCTGCTGGAAACGCGCCACACCGCAGGCTCGGCGATCGTCAACATCAGCAACGCCAACTTTGGTTTGCCCGCCAATGTCACGCTCACCAAGCCGAAGTTCAAAATCGGCGGAAACGCGCGCATCACTTTTTCGGGCAACGCCGCGACCGATCAGGGCGACGGCACATCGATCCTGCTGCAGATCGACAACGATGAAGCGCACGTCATCGCGGATAACCGGTTCACGGGTCGCGGGGTGATCCTGCCGCCCAATTACACGCAATTGAGTTGGCGCGACAATATCGGCGTCAGGGACAATGCGGGGTCCGGCTACCGCATGACGATCTCCGACGGGACCAGCGTCATCCTGCCCCAGGGCACCGGCCTCCTCGTCGTCGCGGACCTCCTGGGCGGCAATGACACGGCCGCCTATCTCATTGGCGGTTCGTTCGCGACGCTGCTGGGCAGCAACACCGCCAAATGGGTGGCGCCGACCACGACGCCCGCGCCAGGCCAAGCCAGCATCACGTTTTCGGACGGCCACTACCGGCTCTACAACAACACCGGCGCAGGGATGACCGCCGGGTTCGACTTCGCGAAAGTGGGGGCTTACACATGACCTCGAAGTCGCGCATCAACGCGGAAATCTCCGATCGTCTGGCGTCGCCCGATGGCGCGGGCATGGTCAAGCTGAAAAGCGGGAACAGCCTCCAGACGGCCATGATCGCGCGGCCCAAGGGCGTGCCCGCGTCGCCCAGACGTGAGATGGAGGTGGGCGACTGGCTCATGTCGGGCCTGCCCCCGATCGAGAGCTTTTACAGCGCGACCGACGCCGATTTCACCCTGGCCTTCCAGGATTGGGGCCTCAACTGTGACCGCAATGTCATCGCGTGCGGCGCGGGCCCCGACGGCAACCAGCGCTATCCGGTTTCGGACGAAATCCTGAATACCAAAGGCGGCCAGATCGTCGGCCCACGCCAGGCGGCGGCGGGCTTTTCGGTCAGCAATCGGAACGGCCGCACCTTCAACATGGCCGCGCAGAGCGTCTACCGGCTTGACGTGGAGTCGTCGAATAAGTCGGCGGGACTGAAGGACTTCGGTATCTTCTTCGACCAGCCCAATGACGAGGGCATGACGCGCGCGAACATTATCCAGTATCCGGTGGGCATCAAGTTGCAGAACGTCGCCCGGCCCGACTTTGGCAATGGCCTGCGGATCGAATCGGCATGGGACGGGATCGATGCGCGGGGCAATACCGGAGGCCTACAGCTTGGTTATGCTGCGATCGGCGCGCTCAACACCGCGCTCCATCTGAACGGGGCGCAGGACTTTGTTGGCGGGCACCTCCACCTCTGGCCCTTCGGCCTCGAAGGCTATCTGCTCGACCTCTATCGAGACGGCATCGCCCAGCGCCTGATGGTGGGCCGCTGCGACGGGTTTGGCATGTCCATCGATGCGTTCGACAGCCGCCTGTGCTTCTATAATGATGGCGGCGCGGCGGCGTTCGGCGAGATCAAGGCGCTCAAACTCGACGGCCGCTTTTCGCGCATCGAGGGCGCGTGTCGCGAAATGTCGATCGGCTCGTGGTACAAGAGCAGCAACATCGCGGGTGACTTCGCCGCCGCGACCACCGGGGGGCTTTGGTCCTTCCCGAATCTGCTTTGCCATCTCGACGGCGGCGCGAGCGCGGACGCCAGCCTGGTCGCCGGCATTTCGGGCAATGTCATGACGGTCACGACCGCCACGCCGGGCACGCTGCGCATCGGCCAGACGATCTATAACGGCGCGACGCGCGTCGCGATCATCACCGGGACCGGCAATACGCAGTTTGGGGGAGTCGGCACCTATCGTGTAGCCCGCTTTTTTGACGTCGCGCCGGGCACTGCTTTGACGGCGACCGGGGCTGCCGCCACGATCCTCAACGACGGCGGCTATCTCACAGTCGGGGAAATCGTGCAGGAGAGCGGCGCGACCGATGCGCCGATGTTCCGCCAAACGGCGGGCACCACCAAACTCGCCGGCTACAAGTCTCTCTATGCAACGAACACCAACCGCACCGCGCCTCTGCTTCACAATATCGGCGGCGACCTGACGCTGGACAAGCCCTACACCCCCGGCATCGGCACCGGAGCCGGTGACGCGATCGTCATCGAGAATAACGGTGTCCATGACATCGATGTGGGCCACACCAGCGGCTGGGGTATCAAGCTGCCTTCGGCGCTGTCCAATGGGCGATACAATCTCAAGAAGACGTTCACCTCAACGCCGGTGATCAGTTTCGCGACACCGGGCAGTGCGCTCGTGGTGACGCCGGGCGCGAACTTCGTCTGTAACTACCAGATCATCGACAATCGTATTGTCGGCGTGTTGTGGGCGGACTGGACGGCTGTTTTCGACGGCACGACGAGCGGCGCGCTCCAGATCGCGACGGGCATCCCCTATGCCCCGGCGGAGGTGACGCCTGTCGTCGTGTCGCCGCCGTATAATCCGATCTTCGCCCACACCAGCGGCACATTCGCCGAAATCGGCATGGATGGCAAAATTACCATTCGATACGCGGTTTCCGGCGGGGCGGGTGCCTATTTCGACACCACGAATTTCCCTAGCGGGACGGCCTCCAGTGGTCTCCGCGCCCTCATCAACTATCGCATCTGAGGACGGACCATGCCTCTCACTCCATCCGGCCCCGGCTATGTCACCACGCTCCGCGTCAATGCCACCGGCGTCGCCCCTGCCTTCGGCGGCATCAGCGCGCCCGCCATGCAGCTGGCCGGGACCGATGGCAACTCGGCAACCTTCGGCGCGTCCCGCTTTTCCGGCAACACCGGCAGCCCGAACATCGTCATGGGCAAATCGCGCGGGACTACCGTGGGCGACTTTGCGGCGGTGCAGTCGGGCGACCTGCTGTCGCAATATATCGTGCAGGGGGCTGATGGATCGGCCTTCGGCACGGCGGCGCAAATCCAGTGCTACGCATCGGAAAATTATACGAGCACTGCGCGCGGAGCCTATTTCCGCGTGTTCGTCAATCCCATTGGGTCCACCACGGCTTCGGCGGTCTGCGACTTTGTCAGCGGCGGCATCAACCCGAGCGCCGACAATGCACGGTCGCTGGGCACGGCCAGTTTCCGCTTTTCGCAACTGTTTGCCGCAACCGGCACGATTAACACGTCGGACGCGCGCGAAAAGACGGCGGTGCGCCCGTTCAGCGATGCGGAGATCGGCGCGGCCAAGGCGCTGGCGAATGAGATCGGTGCATTCCAGTGGCTCGCTGCGGTCGAGGAAAAGGGCGACGATGCGCGCCTGCACATCGGCATGACGGTACAGCGGGCGATGGAAATCATGGAGGGCTTCGGCCTCGATCCCTTCCGCTATGGCTTCATCTGCCGGGATGAATGGGAGGCCGAGCCGGAAATTTGCTCCCCGGTCATCGGGCAGCGCCAGGTCATGTATCGTGACATTCCCGTCCTCGACGAAACCGGCGAACCGCTCTGGGAAGACTATGACACCGGCGAAACCGTCGTCACCCAGGCGGCGCGCGAGGCCGGCTATCGCCTCGGCTTTCGCGAGACGCAGCTGGCCTTCTTCATTCAGCGGGGATTTGCCGCGCGGCTGGCGGCGCTGGAGAACGCCGCATGAAAATCCGCCCCTTGCAGGACCGCCTGCTCGTCCGCCGCACCGAAGCCGAAGAGCGCAGCGCCGGCGGGATCATCATCCCCGACATCGCCCGCGAAAAGCCGCAGGAAGGCGAAGTCGTCGCCGTCGGCCCCGGTAGAACCGCCGACGACGGATCGCTCATCCCCATGCCGTTCAAGCCCGGCGATCGCATCCTGTTCGGCAAATGGTCCGGCGCGCAGGTCCGCGTCGCCGGCGAAGACCTGCTGTTCATGAAGGAAAACGACATCCTCGCGATCGTGGAGGAAGCGGCCTGACGCTGTTGTGATCCCCGGGCTTCACAACAGCGCGCGGATGACCCCGGCGCGAGCGCGCCGCAACCATGGCGGCCTCTCACCCCTCTCGAGGATGCGCCCATGTCCCGCAAGTACCGCAACCTGCTCAGCACCGCCGCGATGGCACGCGTGGCCGACACGACCCAATATGCGTCGGGCGACATCGTCGCCAACAGCGCGACCGCCGGCAGCGTCGTGCCGATCGAGCTCAAGGCGCCGCTCTTTGCCGGCGGCGAGGGGCGCATCAACGCCGTCCGGCTGACCAAGTCCAGCAGCTCCGTCACCGCCGCCGCCTTCCGCGTGCATTTCTTCCGCGCCGCGCCCACCGTCACCAGCGGCGACAATGCCGCGCTGGCGATCAGCAACGGCGTTGCGAAGGGCTATCTGGGCTCGGTGGACGTGACCATCGGCCAGGCGCTGGGCGACGGCGCCTTTGGCCGCGCCGACGCCACCATCATCTTCGAGACGGTGAAGCCCGAAACGAAGATCTACGCCTTGATCGAGGCGCGCGGCGCCTACACCCCCGCCTCGGCCGAAAGCTTCAAGATCGAGCTCGAGCTCGAAGCCTCGCGCGACTGATCCGATGGGCGCGCGCGACAACCCCGATGAGGAAGGCCGCCTCGGCGCGCTCGTCCGCGTCGGGACGGTCGCGTCCGTCGATCTGGCCGCCGGCCGCTGCACGGTCGACGTCGGCGACGTCGTCACCGCGCCGGTACGCTGGCTCGCGACGCGCGCTGGCGCGACGCGCGCCTGGTCGCCGGTCTCGGTCGGCGAGCAGGGCCTGCTGCTCAGCCCGGGCGGCGACATCGCCGGCGCGGTCTTCCTGCCCGGCATCTTCTCCAGCGCCAGCCCCCCTCCGGGCGACAGCCTGGCCGAGCTGGTCGAGTACCAGGACGGCGCGCGCATCGGCTATGATCCGCAGACGCACGCGCTGACCGCGATCCTCCCCGCCGGCGCGACCGCGCGCCTGGAGGCGGACGGCGGCGTGTCCATCAAGGGCGATATCACCCTCACCGGCAAACTCACCGCCAGCGGCGATGTCGTCGCCGGCGGGATCAGCCTCATGAACCACAAGCATGGCGGCGTGCAGGCCGGCGGGGCAAAGACGGGAGCCCCCGAATGAACTGCCCCGCAACGCCAGGAGCGAAGCCATGAACGGAATGGACCGGGCCACCGGCAAGCCGCTCTCCGACCGCGCCCACCTCGCCCAGTCGATCGGCGACATCCTGACGACGCCGATCGGCACGCGGACGATGCGTCGCGATTATGGCTCCGCCCTGTTCGAGCTCATCGACCAGGCCGGCAACGCGCTCGGCCGCTCGCGCCTCTACGCCGCCGTCGCCGTCGCGCTCGCCCGCTGGGAGCCGCGCCTGAAGCTGACCAAGGTCGGTGTCACGGCCGACGCCGAAGGCAGGGCGGTGATCGACCTCGAGGGCCAGTATCTCGAGGATGCCGCCCCCAACAGCCTCGTCCGCCTCTCCATCCCCCTCACCCCCGCCTGATCGCAGGAGCCTGCCATGCCCATCCGCCACGGAATCTTCGTCAACGAGCCGGTCGAGGGCGCGCGCGCGATCGTCGACGT